CCTGCATCTCGGCGCCGCTCTGCCCTTCCTGGAAGCGCAGGCGGTTGAGCTTGTTCTGGTAGGCCTCCCAGTCGCCCGAGGGCAGGCCCCGCACGTCGACGCTGACGCCCCACTCGGGGATGTCCACGTCCGGCTGGGTCTTGATGTCCTGGGCGGCGCGGATGGCGTCCTTGATGCTGCTCACGGCAGTGCTCCTTGCGATGGTCGTCAGCCGGTGGCCGTGAGGGTGGGCTTCCCGGAGATCTTGAAGGTGACTTCGCGGGCCATCTTGTCGTCGAGGGGGAACTCATCGGAGATGTCGCTGATGCCGGCGGTGAACTCCCAGGTGTGCTCGTCGTCGTCGCCCGGCAGCATGACGAGCTGGTAGTCGCGCAGCTCGTCCTCTTCGAAGTCGGCGTCGAGGGCCTGGTGCGTGGTCTCGCCCGGCCGGTAGTTGATGGTCGCGGTGACCTCGCCGCCGTCCTTCATGCCCTTGACGAACTCGCGGTACTTGTTGGGGGAGTCGTGCGCGGAGACGTCGATCATGTTGCGGGTGCGGGAGGGGCCCGACAGATCCTCGACGCTCGCGATCGTCACGAAGCTGCCGGACCCGGTCGAGTCGCGCTTGAGCAGTGTGCCGGTTGCGTCCTCACCAGCCATGGCGGGTCACATCCTCTCTGTGGTCATGTCAGGGGCTGACCTGCGTCAGGACCCGGAAGCTGATGGGAACGTGCCGGATGTCGCCCGGCGGCTCGGGGTCGGTGATCGTCTGGAGCGACACGTAGTAGGTGGCCACGTGCCGGTGTCCGGCGATCGTGAGGGGCCGGTGCTCGAGGAGCGCCCGCACCCGGGCGGCGATCGTCAGGGCCTGCGCGTAGCCGCGGTACTTCGACCACACGTGCAGGGTGATCACGGTGTTGGAGCCGTGGCTGTCGTGGGTGTTGTCCGGGGTCTCGACAGCCTCGCCGATGGCGATGTACGGGTACGGCTGGTCTTCCTTCACCCAGTCGAACACGCCCTGGATCAGGGCCATCAGCGTGCTGTCCCCGGTGAGGGTGGCGATCACGGCTTTCTGCAGGGGCAGGACGGCGGAGTCGGAGACGGGCATCACAGGCGGTTCCTCACCTCGTCCTTGAGCCGTTGCACCAGCTGTGATCCGGCGCGCTCCAGCGCGGGGATGAGTGTGGGGTTGGCGGGGATGCGGCGGCTGCCGCGCTCGTGGAACACGGCGTACAGGTCGTCCTGGTCGCGCCAGCCCACCTCGGCCTGGAGCCCGCTCTTCTGGTAGCGGGGCTCGACGCTGGTGCGCAGGTTGCCGGAGTCGACGCGCACGTTGCGCCGCACGTCCGCGGTGATGAGCCCGGCCGAGTTCTCGACCTCGGCCTTGGCCGCGGCCTCCAGTTGCGGCACGAGCTCGCGCAGGCGGCGTTGCAGCCGCTCCATGCCGACGATCTCCACCCGGGCCCCGCGGCGTGCCATGGTCAGTGCCTCTTGCCGAGGATGCGGCGGATCTCGTGCAGCTCACCGGCGACGGCGAGCAGCCCGAAAGCGATCGCGCGCGGCACGTCGACGTCCGCCTCGCCGAGCCCCAGGAACTCCTCGGCCCGGCGCCTGCACTCCTGCGGCTCCGCCATCGGCAGGCCGCCGTCGCCGCAGGCCGTCACAGCGGCAGCTCGAACGCGGCGACCGTCAGCGATGTGACGCCCGAGTACGTGATCGCCGCGCGCCCGTTGGAGCCGCGGTGGACGTTGGCCAGCGGGATGATCGCGATGTCCCCGGCGGCGATCGATACCGCGGTGTCGGCGATGGCGAGCCCGGACACCGTGCCCGGTGTGGCCACGGTGACGGTGAGCGCCCCGCCGCTGCCGTTGCTCGCGTACAGGAAGCGGCCTGGGCCGACGGGGGCGGTGTCGCCGCCGCCGGCCGCCGCCACGGTCTGGGCGGCGGCGTCGGCGATGCCGGTGGCGACCGGCACCGAGATCAGGCTGAGGTCAGCCATCAGCGTTCTCCTTCGGACTGAAGATCCTCGACGAGGGCCTTGGAGTAGACGGGGGCGGACGGCTGCACGACCGCCTGCACCCGGAACCGCTGTGCGGTGCCCCGGGCGTCGGTGCCGCGCAGCTCGTCGCCGCGGCGGACGTCGGCGCTGGGCAGCAGGTACACGTTGTGCGAGTGCCGTGAGGTGGTCGACGCGGCGATCATCCGCTCGGTTGGCGAGGGCTGGTCGACCTTGCCCCGCACGGTGCCGACGGCGACGAGCGTCGTCTGCTCGCCGCCGGCGCCGTCCGGCGCGGTCTGCGGCCGCCACACCTCGAGCGTGCGGCTGAGGTAGCGGCCGATGGACGGGCGGCCCCTCACCGCGACGTCACCATGCTCGCGCCGTCCCCGAAGCGGGCGGCGAGCCGCTCGCGCAGGTAGTCCGGCAGCTCCATGGACGTGATCAGTCCCTCGCTGCCGTAGGTGACGGCGTAGTCCCCGATCCGCTCGGAGCGGATGTCACCGGCCGCCACGCCGGCGCCCTCGGGATCGGCCCGGTAGTCGGCCAGGGCGGTGCCGGTGATCCGGCACACCAGGTCGACGATGTCCTCGGGCACCGCGGCCAGGCCGTGGGTCTGGGCCACCTCGACCTCGGACGGCCCCCAGCCGCGCGACCAGCCGCCCGCGCGCCACAGGCGGCCGCCGCGCAGCCGCCAGTCGGTCACCGCCTCCCCGTCGACCGTGACGGCGGACACCGCGGTGACGGGCTGCCCCGGCAGGGACATCCACTCGGTGACGGGGCCCTCGAGGGTGAGGGTCGAGGTGGTCTGGGAGATGGGTGTCCCTGCGGCCTCCCGCACGGCGGCGGAGGCGACGCGCAGGTAGGTCTCGGCGACCGTGGTCTCCTCGGCGGTCACGGCAAGGCCGCGAGCGGCGAGGTCGGCCACGGTCGCCAGAGCAGCGAGCGCCATGCGCGCCCCCTTCCGGGTCTCAGGCGAACAGGGCGATCAGGTCGTCCTTGGTGTACGCCTCGGCGTCCTCGCGGGCCATGCGGCCCGACTTCACGGTGAAGTCGATCCACGCGGCCTTGTCGGCGTCCTCGTCCGGCCGCCCGTCGCCCGCGTGCGCGGCGGGCGAGGGCTGCTCGGGCAGCTCCTTCAGCGCGGCCAGAGTCAGGGCGTCGGCCGCCTCCTGGTCCAAGCCGTGCACGGCAACGGCCCACGCCGCCCACTCGCCCTTGGACGCGCGAGTGCCCGGGCGCGGGACGACGCCCTCGGTCAGCGAGCTGCCCTGAACGGCGGCCGCTTGCGGCGCGGGCGCACCGTAGTAGGGGGAGCCGTCCGCGTTGACGCGCTGGAGCGCCCCGCGGTCGAGGCGTTCCTGGATGCTCTCGGGCAGGGGCAGGTCCATCGCGAAGACGGCCCCACCCTCCCCCCGGACGTGGATCGTCTCGGCCATGTCAGGTGTTCCTCGGGACGCGCAGGGCGGTGATGGTGCCGGTCGTCGTCGTGGACTCGATGAGCATCGAGCCGTCGGACTGCACGAACCGGCCGGACTCGAACGGGCCGATGAGCTGCACCGTGCCGAACGCCACCGTGACGGCCAGGTCGCCCTGCCCCGCAGCGAGGGCCGGCGGGTGGTCGCCCGCCTTCACCGTCAGGGTCAGCGCGGTGTCGTCGTCGGTGTTCGACACCCTCAGGACGGTCAGCTCGGGGAACGCGTTGGCGAGCTGCATGTTGTTCGTCGGCGCCGCGACCAGGGTCGTCCCGGCCGGCTGCAGCAGGTTGCTGTTCGCGACCAGGTTGGAGTAGCTGAGCTGGGTTGTCGCCATGGGTCATGTCTCCGATCAGGCGGCGGGGTTGATGAACGCGGCGGCCAGGGCGTCGGGGCGCACGACCTTCGCGCCGTACAGGGCCAGGCCCTTCACGGCGTCGGAGAAGCTGTTCTCCGGGCGGTACGCCTCGGTCTTGTTGATCTGCTCGGCGAACGTGATGGCCGCGTTCGTGCCGGCGGTGATGACCTGCGTGTCGCCGCTCGGGTTCGGAACGTTGTTCGACTCGTAGATGTCGAAGCCGGCCGCCCGCCCGACCATGCCGTTGCGCAGGCCTGCGTCGGTGCCGGCGTTGTCGGCCTTCACGAACCGGTCGTCCTTGAGCAGCGAGGCGTAGAACTCCGGGGAGACGATGACGTAGCGGCCGGCGGTCGGCACGTTCGCCTTCGTCAGCTTCGTGCGCAGGGGCACCAGCACCTTGTCGTAGGCGTCGGTGGCGGTGGTGTACGTGTCGATCGGGGATCCGACGACGTTGAGGAAGTTCGCCGACTGGATCTGCGTGTACAGCCCGGCCACGTACTGGTCCACAGTGTCGGCGAGCGCGTAGGCGGCCTCGCTCATCGCCTGCGGGATCAGGTTGGACTTGGCCTGCCGCTTGTCGACGTCGTCGATGGCGAACGCCCAGTACTTCGACTGGTCGACCACCAGCGTGCGCTGGCCGGTGGTCAGCGTCTCCGGCGTGATCGTCGTCGAGCCGGGGGTGTAGGTGCCGATCGCCGGCCGGGACACCGAGGTGATGCGGACGGTGTCACCCGACTCGCTGATCTCGCCCTCGTAGTCGCGGTTCACGACGGTCGGCGCTGCGTAGACGAGCGACTTGCGGAGCGCGACGAGCAGTCGAGCGCTCCAGATCTCGGGAACGAAGTTCCGCACGGTCATGGGTTCCTCCTGGCTTACTTGCCGCCGAGCAGGTCATCGAGACGGCCTTCGTTGCTGGCCTTGTCGATCTGCTCGGGGGTCATGGATTTCAGGTCTGCTCGGGTGAGCTGCTTCGGGCGGGACGCCTTGCGCGCCGCTCCGCCGTCGCCGGAGCCCTGGAACCTCTTGGCCGTTGCGGCTGCCAGGTAGGGCTTGTCCTTCAGGAGATCGGCGATGGCCTCCTCGATCTCCTCGGGGTCGATCTCGCCGTCCTCGCCGACCTCGAACTGGTCGAGGTCCAGGAAGGTGAGAGCGTCCTTCGGGTCCGCCAGGCGGCCCTTGGCCGCGGCGCGGATCTCGGCCCGCAGGATGCGGCCGTTGGCCTTGGCGAGGGCGTCGGTCTCCGCCTTGCGGCGGGTCTGCTCGGCCTCGTCGGCGCCGTCCTTCTGTGCCAGCTGCTGCTCGAGCTCGCGGCGCTTGTCGCGCTCGGTGCGCCACTTGCCCTTCATGGACGCGAGCGCGCGCTTTCCCTTGTCGCCGAGCTGGTCGGCGCCATCGGGGTCGGCGTCGTCCTGCCCGTCGTCGTCGGCGTCCCGGCCGCCGTCGTCGGCATCGTCCTGGTCGTCGGCGTCCTGGCCGCCGTCCGCGTCGGCGTCGTCCTGGTCGTCGTCGGTGTCGGCGCCGTCGCCGTAGAACACCGGCGACCAGAGGCCGGCCGGGTACGGGTGGGACCAGCCCGGCGCGTGGCGGCGGGCATGGCGAGCCAAGGTCAAGAGGTCCATCGGTGCTCCCGTTGCGGGGTGAGGTGGCCGCGCCTTGCGCGCGGTCAGGTCAAATAGCCGTGCAGCCGCAGCAGCCGCATGGCGTGCGCCCGGTCGTCGGCGATGCGGAAGATCTCCTCGGGCATGAGGCGGGGCCGGTCGGGGCGGAACCCGCGGATCGACCGGCTGCGGGGGATCGCGCCCTCGGCCTGGAGGCGGCGGAACTCCAGCCGGCGGAACTCGCCGCGCGCGGTGCCCTCGGTCGTGGTCTGGATGCGCTGCCCGGCGACGGTCGCGGAGGACATGCCGCGCCGTGCGTTGACCACCTGCCCCAGGTCGGCACCCTCGGCGATCGCCCTTGCCCCGGCCTCGCCGAACACGCGCTGACGCTGCCGCTCGCTCATGTCGTCGAACGCCTGCCGCGGGTCCTGCGGTGTGGGCCGGTGCTCGGCGGTGACCGGCTCCATGCCGCAGTGGCAGCGCGGGTGCCGCGCGAACGCAGTGGACACCCCGTACTCCCGCCCGGCCAGGACCAGGCAGCGCGAGCACGCCCCGCCCTCGACGACGCGGATGTAGGAGGTGACCGCAGGGCGGCTGATCATCGCCACGGAGTCCGCGGCCCGGCCGGTGTCGGCGATCGCCGTGCGCACGATCGCGTCGAGCAGCAGCTGGCCGCGCGCCATCGCCTGCACGATCGGGGCGCCTGCCGTCACCAGGCGCAGCGCTGACCACACCGGCGCCATCAGCACCCCGCCGAGCGGCCGGCCGGAGCCGTCGAACCCGACCAGCGCCGCAGGGTTGAGCCGGTCGCTCTGCGCCCGTTCGGGGTCGTCGCCGAGCAGCTGCTCAAGCCACGGCTCCGAAGCCTGCGCCGTGGTGAGCTGGCTCGCGGCCACGACCGCGAGGACGCCGGCGACCAGGCCCGTCCAGGACGACAGGAGATTGTTGCGGTCGGTCCGCAGCCACATGGTGCGGGCGGCCCTCGAGGCGGCGGCCGCCAGCCGCAGCCGGGCCTCGGCGTGCCGGTCGGCGGCCGGGCTCGGGCTCACACCGGCACCTCCTCCGGCATGTCCTCGTCGACGGGCACGTCGTCCTCGCCGGCCGAGCCGGAGTCCGCGCCCGGGCCGGGGGCGTTGGTCATCATGCGGGCGACCTCGGCCACCGGGTCCATCTCGGCCTCCCGCTCGCGCAGCGCCATCACGTCGGCCACCTCGGTGGGGGTCAGCCCGTACCGCAGCGCAAGCCACTCGAAGGGGAACCCGAGCTGCTTCAGCTTCAGCAGCGCGTCCGCCATCTGCGCGTGCGAGCGGGATTCGGAGTCCGCCCACAGCACCCGGCCCGAGCGAAGCGCCCGCGCTTTGTCGTCCTGGCCCTTGGCCAGTGCGATCAGCCGCGCCATCTCACGCAGGCCCTGCCCGAACCACAGCTTCTTCTCGTCGACGCGCTGCACCAGCCCGGTCTCCGCGGCGAGCAATGCATCCGCACTGAGGTTGGCCATCTTGCCGATCAGGTAGTGCTGCGGGGTGCGGGTCTGCGCGGCCAGGTGCCCGACGGCGACCTCGATGATGTTCGTGTACATGGCCAGGTTGGCGGCCTGCCACTCGGCGATCCGCGCGTCCTTGCCGGTGATCCACGCGACGCGGTCGATCTGGAACTTGTCCAGGTCGACGGGCTGCTTGCCGACGATCTCGCCGGCGCTGTTCAGCTTCGGAAGCATCGGACGCTCGGCCCCGAGGACGACGCGTTGCGGAAACGATGCGTAGTCCGAGGCGGTGAACAGCTGCGCCCACAGCAGATTGATCGCGTCCTGCATCGCGATCACGCCGTGCACGTCCGAGATCGGATCGTCTACGAGCATCGGCTTGTTCGGCAGCTCCACCATCGGCACGACACCCATCGGGTTCGGCTGCGGGTTCGGCTCCTTCTCGCCCATGTCCCGCGGCTTCCACGCCTTCATCGCCTCGTCGACATCGGCTTCCTGCGGGGACTTGTCCTGCTTGGCCAGGGGGCGGCAGAACTTCCACACCTCGTCCGGCAGGTACAGGGTGGCGTAGTCCTCGTTGCCGTCCTGCCACCGCTTCAGCGCGGCCCGCCGGTGCCGGCGCGAGCCGGGCTCGTAGGCGACGATCGACTGAGAGGCATCCTCGAAGGTGACGACCGGCATGTCCGGGTCGTTCGGGTCGCCCCACACCAGGACGAAACAGCGGGAGCCGGTGACGGCACCGAGGAATCCGAGCTGGCTGTCGGCGTCCAGGCCGTTGACCTGCCACACCTCCCACAGATCCTTGTCCGCCGTCGTCTCTCCGGAGGCGAGGAAGCCGGTCACGGTCAGCCGCTCGACCGGGGAGTCGGCCACGACCTGCGTCCAGTTGTCGGAGAAGTCGCGGTACCGCTGGCCGTGGAACTTCGCGAACTCGGCCGACGCGAACTTCAGAGGATGCTCGCCGCGGTAGTAGGCGTTGTGCGTGTCGATGTCACCGCGCCGCCGGATCAGTTCGTTCTCCAGCAGCGCGACCAGCTGGAGAGCCTGCCCCTCGGTAGCCATCGGGCCCTCCTCAACTGCCGTAGTAGTAGGACACTTCGCGCTCGGCCAGGCCCGCGGCGATCACGTCTCCGAGCGCCTCGTGGGCGAGGATGCTCGGGATGGTGGCGTCGATCTTCTGAGTGGGGCTCGCCTTGCGCAGCACGTACCGGTCCATCGGGCGGGCCGCTGCCCGGGTGTGCTCGATGTGGTCCTGCGTGGTCGGGCACCCGTCGTGCCGGAACGTGCCGTCCCGCTTGATCACATCGGTCTTCAGCCGCTCGCACGCCGCATGCATCTGCACGATGCGCCGCGTGTGCCAGCGGATGACCCGCTCCTCGCCGAACTCGTCCACCCAGTCATCGATCTCGGTGTCCCAGTACGGAGGGTCCGCGTACAGGCGCACCACGTCGTACCGGCGGAACACCTGATCCATCGCCGCGCGCACCTCGGCGCGCGGAACCTGCCCGCCGGTGTCGGCCGGGTTCCAGATCGTCGGCTCGTCGTTCGGCCCGTACAGAGGCGTGAACTGGTAGCCGTCCATCGTCTCGGCACGGATGGCCGTCCAGTCGTCGCTGTCGCTGCCGTCGAACCCGAGGACGATCCGGGTCATCGGCCGCACCCTGCGCGGCTTCGCCTTCCCCGCCCACTTCGCCGGGTCCAGCCAGGCCGCCGTACCGGCCACGCACCGGTTACCGAAGAACCGCTCGGCCTGCGCCTCGTCCTTCTCCATGATCTCGGCGGCCTCGGCCTCGATCGCGTCGAGGTCCACGTGCGAGGAGCCCGCGTAGACGATGGCGTGGATCTTCCGGCGCTGCCGCTTGTCCTTGTACGACAGTGACTTCGGGGCCTGCGGGTGGTACCGGAAGATGTCCCGCGCCTTGGCCTCGCTGGTCGTCTGGGCGACCGAGCCCTCCGACGGATCCCACCCGTTCGTCGTCTCCATCGACCGGCCGCCCATGCCAGCCGCTCCGCGCCGCTGCGTCTCGGCGACCTTCCGCAGCTTGTTCGCCGCGGTGTACAGGCCCGTCTCGTCCTGCATCGCAAAGACGATCGGGTTGCCCAGCCGGGACAGGGCGTTCGACGTGACCACGTCGATCCGGCCGTCGTCCCCGACCCGCGTGAACTCCTCGCCCGTCTGCATCATCTCGGCGAGCGGTCCCCGCTTCACCATCGAGCGCAGCGGCCGGTACACGTTGTCGACCTGGTCCTCGGACGTGGCCGTCAGCTGGATCAGCGGCGTCGGCCACGGCACACCCATCGGCTCGCCCGGCTCGTACTCGTACCACCAGCCGCAGCCGCAGCCATGGTCCGAACACCGGTACCGTTCGCCGCCCTTGGCCCAGCCGTCGAAGACCACCGGCCCGGCGGCCTCGGCCAGGACGATCGTCGCCGACCACGGACCCTTGCCCGTCTTCTGCGGAGCCACCACCTGCGACCGCCGGTAGTGGAACGCCGGCGCCAGCTGCCCCACCCGCGCACCCGGGCGCACGCGGTAGTGGTTGACCGTGCACCACAGCTGCCACGGGTACAGCTCGAGGTCTTCGCCCACCCGGAAGCCGTCCGGGATCGGGCAGTGCGCCTCGATCCAGTCCGGGACGATCCACAGGGTGGGGAAGTCGACGACGAACTCGGCCCCGTCAGGTCCCTTCGCCACTGGGTACGACCTTCAGCCGGTCACGCGCGGACGGGCGCCGCACGGGCGCGGCCGCCGGAGCGGCCTCGGCCGGCTCCTCCACGGCCGGGGCGACCTTCCACCGGTTGCGATTCATGCCCGCGACGCTCAGCCCGAGCGAGTCGAGGTAGCTGCGCACCATCTTCTTCACGTCCACGCGCCCGTCGGCGCGCTCGGCCTCCGCCAGCGTCCGCACGAACAGTGCGACCTCCAGCTCCTGGCCCATGTCCTCCCACGCCACGGCCTGCGGCTTGCCCCACAGCTCATCCCACAGATCCAGCTCACGGTCGGACGCCGTCGTCAGCGGCCAGTCGGGCGCCGCCTCGCCGCGGCCCTCGGCCGGCAGCGTCCGCCAGCCGCCCTTGTCCACGGCCCTGCTGCTGCGCAGCGACCGGGGATCCGGCGCCGGCCCGGAGACCGCGCGCGCTCCACCACGGGGCATGTCGATCACTCCTTCAACGCGCTGCATTGCGCAGCACCAGGCCGTCACCTTGCGTGACAGCGGGGACCCTCTGAACCC